TTCCACACTCTGGTGGCGTGCGGGCATCGTGCTATGATTTTCCAATTCTGAGCCAAATCATTGACGCTCTGCGCCTCTTCCTGCGTGGATATGACCGGCCCGGCACTCAATCCAATATTGTTCATTATCTCTTTTCCGTTGGTTTAATACGACCGATAGTGATGTTGTTGTCCGCGCGAATGTCTTTGTTGCTCCAGCACCAGCACTCGCCATCCGCCTGAAACACGACCCACATCAGATCATGTTCGAGACCATAATCAATCACCAGTTGCGCCATGCCTTTGCCGATGGGCGTCGTCATCGGAATTGGCGGGTTGAGTTGTAAGATCATGGCTTCACCTCCAAGGCTGCGCGGGCAATCGCCTCATTCCACGCATCCACATCAGCAGCAGTCGGATTCACTAAAACTACTTTTATGTGTCCGATGATAGTAGTGGCACAGATGATGGGCGCGCTCACAACAGGGGCGTCAAGTTCGCTCATGGCTTCACTCCCGGCGCTGCTGCGAGCATGGCTTCCCAAATTCCAATCACGGCACGCCCGCCGCTCTCATCATAGCCAGCGCGCAGCATCTCCCTTGTCGGCTCAACAGGCACAACCGCCCAGCCTGCCGCGCGGATGGCGGCGAGGACGTTGTGAGCATTGCAGATAAGGTCGATGTGGCAAAATTTATTATCACACGACAAATTTCCGCAGCAAATGCCTTTTGCCATCCATTGAACTAATTCATCTTCGTCTTTTGCTGGTTCGCTCATTCCACTATCCCCCAATGGCTGATGCTGGCAGGCTCTGCTGTCCCCGGCTCCCACCAGCGCAGCATGGACTTGATTGCTCTCGGTAGTTCCATATCAGCATTGTAAAGGCGCATGTGATAAGGGCTTTGATTTCGGTGGTAATGCAATATATTAATTTCTTGTTCTAATTTATTGACTACTTGCTCCATCAGGGGGCGCACCTGCTCAAGTTTCACACGCATCGCTATTAACTGTTTAGCCTGCTGGCGCAGGTTCTCAGTGGTGCCCTCGATGTAATTGGCGGCGTCATCCAGCAGGGCGACATGGCTGATCAGGGCCTCCGGGCTGTTTGCTAGGGTGCGCAGGCCGGTGATCATGTCGGGGATTGGGCGCATTTTGTTCACTGTCTCATCTCCTTCCGATTTTTTGTGTTTGTGTAAATTCTGAGAGCCTCGGCCCGGGCCTGCTCGGCAGGTATGCCGCGCGATCTGAATGATTCGGTCATGCGGATCACGGTGTCGGGCACCTCGTCGGTCATTTTTGGCTCGCTCATTCTGCGCTCTCCTCTCGCAGGGCATCGGTCAGCACGCGTGTGGCGTCCATAAAAACTTGCATGGCGCGCGCATACGAACCATTGCTATATGCCATGTCATCGCTTTGCTCGACGGCGAGCACAGCATCTAGGGCGGCACCGACCTTGGCGCGCAAGGTGTCGATGTCAGGTTTAGGGGGCTTTTCTACAGTCACTGGGCGGTCTCCTCGCGTTTGCGGTACATGACTACTCTGACGATGCCGAGAGCCTCCAGTATGGCTCTGCCGGGCTCACAGCGGGAATGCAGGACGTTGCTCACATAAGGGGACGATATGCCGTGAGCGTCGGCCCACTTCTTCTGGCCACCGGCTGCCTTGCATGCGTCTGTCAGCAGACGACAGACGTCGACATGGTCAATGTAATAGGTGGTCATTTAGCCGCTGCCTTTTTGCGGAGGCGCTTCACAACTCGGTCGGCTTTTGCGGACACCCGTTGAAGAACAGCCATGAGTTCAATTAGCTTTTCTGGCGCGGCCTTCTCGTCCCAATCGACCGCATTTCGGATGGATTGGTTCAAAAGGTTCTCAAATGTTTCGGTAATGGTCCAGCTCGTTGCTTCGTCATCTCCGCAGATTACATATGGAACACCATCGCCTACACAGCCATCTATGAAGTTTTTGCGCAGGTCTTGGCGTATTTCCTTTGCGAAAGCTCTGGCCGCCTTCTTGCCGTAATTATCGGCGGCGTGTGTGTCGTCGAGCCAATCATATGCGTCCTTAAAGATTTCGCGCTTGGCCATTGTTTTATGCTCCTACCTTAGCTTTAACGCGCAGAGTCGTGACGACGGTCTGGCGCGTGCATTCGACGACCTGATCGGGCGTCAGGTATTTCTGGGCGGTCTTGGCGTCGAACGTCGCGCGCTCGCTGAGAGCGATCACCACGTCAGCGTAATCGCCCGTCACGCGCTCGAGGCCGGTCGAGATGATCTGCTCGCGCAGCGCCTTGACTTGCGCCTCGATCTCTTTGAGACGCTCGCTCAGCGTGCTGTAGCGATCAGCGAGGGAAAGATTATCAAGCATTTTAGGTCTCCGAGTTATGAGTTATCCGGGCGATCTGCCCTGAGACGTCTTTTATAATCCCAGCACACGGCGCGCAATAGAATTTTTCAAAAATTATTCAGTCTCTGGCATCAATAGGCCACCCACGGCGAGATGCAGGCCCAGCGCTACGGCAGACGATGCGGGCACGCTGGCATAACCCACTTGTGCTTCGGTCTCGTATACGAGCAGCAGTACCGACGGATCGCGCGACAGAACCTCTTCCAGCGCCTTGCGGGCAAAAACGGCAATCGAGCAATCGTCGGGGTCAATGCGTTCGACTTTTGCCGTTTTCTTCATGATGCTCGTCCTGCCTGCACACGCACTCGGTGCTTACCAGCAATCTCTTGGCCGCGAAACCAGGCGACGCCACTGATCACTTCGCACAATTCAGGTGGCATGAGTTCCCCATTGCGGTATGTCAGCACGGCAAAGCCGGGGGTCCAAAGCCGGGTGTTACCCTGCATGTAGCCAAAGCAAGGCCATGTCAGTTCGGCCAGCATGCCGCACTGCACGCCCCACCGACGCCCGCGCATGTCCACAGTTGGCACGGACTGGAGAGCATGCGAATCGCCGCTGATAAAATTAACGCCTGATTTGGTAGTGTTGTTGTAGCCCGCGTGAATGCCGCCATGGAACCGATGCATGACCACTGAGTCATTCAAATCAAGGCGGTGGCACATCTGCCAATCGGGAAATTGCCCGGCAAAATCAAACCCCTCGACGCCTTCAAACATCGCCGCATTCAACGCCAGATATTTATCGAATCTGTCGTCATGATTGCCTCGCACCCACCAGCGCAAGGCCATTGGCGCGCATCCCATAATGTCATCAAGATGTTGTTTTGCGGCTTCGAGTTCGTCTTTGACTTTGATCCTGCGGTTCCATCCGATTGGGTCATGCCTGCTGGGCTCGCCCATATCCACCAAATCACCCACGCTTAGGATGATGTCTGGCTTGATGGCCGGGATTGCTCGCAGCAGTGCTTCGTGGGCGAGGCTGCGGGGCTGGTGCAAGCTCGTCCAATGAGCATCCGAAAACGCAACAACCGTGGCATTGGGGTGCCTCACCCGCTCGGTCAGTTCGCATTCCGGCGGATTATCAGGATCGTATGCCACGGCCTGCCGGTGCATTTTTCGCACGTCGGGCTTGTGGAAACGGCTGAGCGCGGCCTCGTATTGATTGGCTGCCGTCTTGTTGCTCATCGGCGGGTTGAAGGATCGCGCCGCTGCGGTGACATTTCCGTGGATGGCGACGGCGGTATAGACCGCCTCGATGTCGGTCCATTTATACGCGGGCTGCGCCATAGGGCTGGAACCTCCGGTCAGAAACGCGCCGTCAAGACGCGTCTCTGTGGATAACCATCAATTGGCAAAAAATCTAGTCAATCATCATATTATCGTTATGCGTCATCCTCGGTGTCAAGTTCGGCAATCGCGGCAAGCTCTTGCACCAGGGCGCTGGCTTCGACCCGCAGTGCGCTGGCCAGGTAGTGCTTGGCGAGTACTTCTCGCCCATACGCCATGTGCTCGGCGGCGATGGCCTGCAGCATCAGCGAGACGTGGGCATCCAAGGCATCGGGGATGCCGGGGTGGCAGTGGCTTGCTCGGGCAATGTCCATCGCCAGTGCGCTGGCCTGATCCCGCACCGCCTCGGAAAATTTGAGGTATTGCGCGTTGACCGGCGGGGCGATCATTTTTCGAAAACTGCTCATCACAAAAACTCCGCAACCATGGTGACGTATTGCAGATCGTGCCGGGCACTGTTGTCATCGCCCTGCGAGCGGTGCGTCAGGTACTCGGCCAGGGTCGAGAGCACTTCCCGGGCAAGCTCCGGGTTTTCGTGCGTTTTGCGGGCAATGGCTTTGACCTGGGCGGCCATCTCGAGGTCGACAAGGTGCATAGGTAGGGGCTTATCCATTAGTTTCTTCCTTTGTCGTTGCGAGGTAGGTGGCTTTGCCGCCCGCGCCCAGGCGGCTTTTGCGGCAAAATTCGATCGGGCCGACAAACGCGCATTTGATTTGCAGGACGCGCATCATGGTCATGGTCGTGGCGCGCCAGGTCCGAGGGCGCTCGTGCTTGCTCAGGTAGATCGCGGCGGCGATAGCCTCGACTGGCACCTCCTCGCCGCAGCGTTGGGCGAGGTAGCGCACCGCACGATCCTCGTGCGGGGTGAATAGCAAGTGCAGCTTGAGCGGGGCGCTCTCGGTTATGTCGGTCATTCTGCGGCGGCCTCCAATGCTTCGACAATGCTCGCCAGTTCCAAATTATCCAGCGCGCTGATCAATTCGGTAAGGCCATCGGTAGCCTCTCCCATGCTGCGGATCGCGGCTTCCATCGATTGGCCGCGCTCATTGGCCTGAGCATTTTCTGATAGGGCGTCAAAAGCGTCTTGTTCTTCCTCCATAACGCCTTCGATCTCATCCTTCAGCGTATAAAAATCGTCGACGAGGGCTGTGATTTCCTCAAGCTGCTCTTCGATTTCCACTAGGCGTCTGGCGACGGTGTTCAGAATTTTGCGGCGTAATTTGTTCATTGTCGTGTCCTTTATCGGTTGCTGAGCTGCATGGTGGCATCTGCCGCGATGTGCGGCGATGGTACAGGGTAAAGGGGCTTGCGCTCGTAGGGTTTGCGGGCAGGCTGCCACGGCGGGGCATCGGCAATCTCGTGCATGTGCCAGCCTTGCACCATGCGCGCGGCGATCTTGTCGATGATCTCCATGGACGCCAAGGGGTGCTGCTTGCGCAGCTTCTTGACCGTCTTAGCCACCACGATGTCGCACCACTGCTGGGGGCCTTCCTGGAGGGCCTGACGGGTCAGGGGCGGCAGGTTGTCGTAAGCATCCCACCGGGCATTCGGCTTGTGGCGGGTGAATCGGGTGCGGCCATTGCTCATG